TGGCTTTCCAAGTACCGTTTGGATATCGTACAAAGTTTCGAAGCTCATGTAAAGTTTCTTCATCTCGCATGACAATTGATTTAAGATCGTTCATCCAATAACGCATGTTAATAATGCCTCGGTGTTTAGTATTGGTGTGAGCAATCATGCCCTGCATACGTTTTTTTCTATGAGCGGCTTTGTTACCATATGAAACTAACTTTGGATAGCTCATATCATATGCAAGCCGATCAACTATTTGAGCGCCACAATTATTACGTTCAACTAATGCTAAAGGTGAGCCATAGTTACGAAGTATATTATAAACTTTATTACTAAACTCCATTGGAGAGATTTTATTATTACGATATACAGCTACTTGCCTTACTTCGGCTGGATCAGTAATATCAAGCATTTGAACAATAGAGCTATCCTTTCCTACCCCTTCTGCTGTATCAACACCAGCAGCATATATTCTACCCTCTTGAGCTTCTTCCCAAACTTTATAGCAACCATCATCTAGTATAACTTTAGGATCACATATTTGACGCTCCATCATTTCATATAGAGCATCATCAATTGAAGCTTCGCCAGAATTAATCCACTCACAACAAAACTCTTGACGCCAAGCTTCATCAGACCCAATCGTCTGTTTTGTAGTAGCTGCCCACGCATCATCTCGCCCAGGTACTTCATCCCACATTATTCTACCATGTGCCCAGCCATTTTCCCCTGTCTCAGCTCCATTATAGAGTCTATAAAATAAATTCTGTGTACCATTGGCTGTCGAGCATACAAATGCTTTTGATTTTTTGGAAGATGAAATAATAGGAAAGACTGATTTCCAGAACTCATCTACTAAATGAGGCTCGATAAACGCCATCTCATCAACCACTAAGCAGTTTACAGATTGTCCACGAGCTGCTGTACCGGTAGTAGTTGTGATACCAATACGTGAGCCATTTTCTAACGTCATTGATGTCTTTGCATATTCCTTTACCGGAGGTTTTAGCCAGTTAGGTAACTCTTCGTAAGCCATTCTAACTCGAGAAAAAATTTCTATAGCAGTTGCTTCTTTGTTCGCGACGAGAAGTATGCGCTGATCTTTTTGAAAGCATGCTTGCCATAAAAGATAGATTGTCATAAGAGTAGACTTACCAATCTGACGAGAAGCTAACAGAATATAGAAGCGATTATCTCTCATTGCTCTTAATGCTTTCTTCTGAGCAGGGTATAGTTTAATTTTTTCTCTACCAGCATCTAGATTAACAATATAAAAAAAGGTTTCAGCAAAGTACAAAATATTCTTCTGAGCTTTTTTAAGAGATTTAATTTTATCTGGAGTATATTCTCCTTGCCAGTTACGATTGGGTAAGTTATCATTACCCATATAGAACATACCTGTATCTTTTTTTGACATAGACTATGCTTATTTAATCGCTTAATTTTATTTTACAACTATTACTAGTTTTTGCCACCAACTGACATAAATATTAGCATGGCTAAAACAAAAGACCTTAAGGACCTCGGTGAGGTATATGGTAACCTTGGTAAAGAGGCTACTGTTGTTGCCGAGAATTTAGAATCCCAAACTGTTGGTGATAAGAATGCCAATGTTGGTGATGCAGATATCCAACCTGGAGGACCAACTAAAGAAGGAGGATTTGAAGAATCAGAAGTTGATATTAAAAAGGTAGGAGATGATAATCCTTATAATATAAAGGGACTTTCATATGGTGATGACAACTGCCCTACCCTCGAGACAGAGCAACCTGAAGAGCAAGAGGCTGGAGAAAAGAAAGATGATCCGGAAAGTTCGACAGCAGAAGAAGATGAAGAAGAAAGTTCCCCAGAAGTACTTGAAATTGCGCGGGAAGGACTAAATAAATATATGGCCAATAAATCTATTTTTGATGAACTCTATGCCAAAGTCATTAACGAAGACTTCGGTATGGAAGAAGTTGACGACCTTGATGCGCTCGGTATTGAAGATGCAACACCTGATGAGGAGCTTGCTGATGAAGAAGGTGACGACGCAGAAGAGGAAGTAACAATTACACTTGATAAAGAACTCGCAAAAGCTCTCCATGATGTCCTTATGGCAGCCATGGGTGAAGATGATGATGATTCAGACGACTATGCTGATGAAGCTGAAGTTGAAGATGGTGAAATGCATGGACACGAGGATGGTGAAATGCATGGACACGAAGAAGACAACGAGGGAGAGCCAACAGCTTTTAACACACATTATAATGATGGTAAGAGCAATAAAGTTGGTAACACAGGAGACGGCTTCGGTCAACCTAAAGTTGAGCCAATGAACAAAGTACATCACAAGCCAGCAGCTGGTGCTTCTGATACTGGTGGTACTCCACAAGCTCTTAATCATTCTGTAAATGATGGAAAGAACAATAAGGTTGGTAACCAAGGAGATGGCTTCGGTCAACCTAAAGTTGAGCCAATGAACAAAGCTGTTAAAGCATAATTAACTTAAACATATAACTGAAGAGACTCGTGCAAAGCGCGAGTCTTTTTTTGTATATCGATATAACTAGCATAAATATATACATGCAGACATTTAAGGAGTACTACCAGGGTAATCATATGATGCATGCCAATGCTACATCTGCTCGTAAGGGAGGTAAAAGTATTATGCGTTCTGGTCGTAAACATGAGAACTTAACTAGAAAAGAGTATAAGCATAAATGTCCTCATGTTAAAAACCTTTTAAATGGTGGTGCAGGTTCAATTAATTTACTGGGTCAACCGCTTATAAATTCTTTACAACTGTATGGTATGGAGTTTGAACCAGGTACAGTAAAGGGTATAGGTAACTCTGATATAGAAATCGAAATGTTTGAAAATGAAGAAGGTAAGCCTCAAGCTATTCTTCGTAGAAAAAATAAATAATGGCTTGTAATACTAACAGATTAAATTGTACTCCGGAAGAGGTTATGATGACCGCAAGTATGCCTTGCGGTGAATTTGTGAATGCAGATAAATTGCAAGCTGAACAGCTAGTATATGATTTAGCATATCGCGATCTAATTAATAACCATGGTATCAACATAGATTATTATATTAAACCATTTAGTTTATCAGCTGCAAATATGCTATATGGAGAAGATCCTACTGCTGTATTCGAAACGGCATCAGGTATGCAAATGTATGTAGAGTTATCTCAAGATGCCTTAGCACTTACTCAGTTTGGATTTGATCCAGGTGATGAATTTACCGGCTTTATTCATATCGATACCTTTCGGAATATAATGAGTGGTAGCGACTCATATAAAAATTTGGAAGATGTTGAACCTAAATCAGGCGACCTGGTTGAAATAACTGGGCTAGGTTGCGATAGACCAGGTGGTCGTTCAGCAAAAATTTACGAAATTACAGAACGACGAGATGAAGATATCTCGGCTATCAATCCTATATTAGGTCACTACGTATATCGTATAAGGGCTAAGCGTTATGAATACTCATTTGAGCCTAATGCTCCTCAAGAGTCTAAAAACGAGCAAGTATTTGATGACTCACAATTCGGTACCCTCAGTACAAATCTTAGTGCAGATAGCGTATCAGATGCTAAGACATATGCTTGGAATATCGATGATGATTCTAAGCAGAATGTTTATGATATGGATGTAAATGATACTAGCATTTACGGAGATTATTATTAAAAAACCGATGAGTCTATTAATAGACTCATCGGCTTGATTGGTTTGTGTTATTCTTCGTCTGCTTCTTCTTCTGCTGCTACAGGCTCAGTCCACTGATCTTTAGCTTGCTCTTGAAGCTTATTAAAAATAACAGTAGCGGCTTCAGCAACCTGAAGACCTTGCGATTTTACTGCTATATCAATAAGCCTAAAAAGGGCTCCAGTTTCATTCTCGGTTAGCGTTAGTTCAATTTCATTCATGGGTTATATAATTAGTTATTTATTTTTTTTATTACGATGTTTTTTACTTGCGGATCGTTTAGCCGCGCTAGGTGATGTTTCAAGGGATTGCCGTACCTTAGATTGTGGTACAGATGTAGTAGATTTATCTGCTGTTTGGATGGGTTGTAAGAGTGATTTTAATATACCGTCTACATCAAACATCTGATTCACATCTTCATATGGACACTCATGACCTGCCCCAGAAAAATTATAATCATACAAATACGAATCAATAGTACCCTCAGGGAATTGCACCGGTGCTTTAATATTCGTGTGTAAATCATAACCAAATAGTTCTGGTTGAGTACCTACCCAGACAACCGTTGCCGATTTTTTCATAGCAGCCGCTGCATGTTGGAATGATGAATCAACAAATAAGCAACGATCTGCAATTTTAATCATATTGAAAAGAGTTTTCTTCGGTACAATCTTTTCATATCTGATGACATTATTAAGTTTGTGATGAAAATCGTAACACACATGAATAATCTGGTAATGATCCTTTAAATTCTCAACTAGATGTTGTGCTACTTCTGGGTGAATATCACGAGTCCAAGAGTAGTTATCTGCTTGATGATCTTTACCTGGCCCTCCAAATGGTTGGAAAAGTAATATTGGCTTTGTCTTTTGAATCTTAGCTAACTCCGGATCAACATAATTAGCTTCACGCATATTCATAGGTAGGTTTGGAGCTTCTCCTTTATAGTCGATACCAATCATCTTACACCAAGTAAGAATAAGATGTTTCTGCTTCTTAATATGGCTTGTTTCTTTGTAAGGTTCTTGTGAAAATACAACAGTATCCTTAGCATATATGTAATCCTCGTAAAAATACGGTACATTACCTAGTCGATATACACGTTCTATATCTTTATTACCTAAGTAGATCTCTGGCCAAGCACATACTACAATAACTTTAGTTGAAGGGTGATTATTTTTATATGCTTTTACTACTGCGGTAGAGCAGATATGCTTACCGATACCACCTTCGATATTAAAGACAGCAAATTCTGGACTTTGGTCGCTCATATACATAATAATTTATATTATACTAAGCGAAAATCCACTACATTTAAGTAGAGATCTTTAAAGTACCACTAGAATTCCATACAACACCAGCCACACCTGGATCTGATGTTGGTAGCGTCTTAAGGAACAGGCTCTGTGCGTGAAGCATTTCTGCACTTACAGATGCAACACACGTGCCTCCAGCTATCGCAGCTCTGCAATGACGAAGATTATTAGCATTACCACCAACTACAGCACTTTCAGGTCCTGCACCAGTAATAACATTATCATCACCTCCTCCTATAAAAGAAAAGTTAGCGCATACATCATTATTGTTACCTCCTGCTACAGCTGAACCGCCTCCAGTAGCATCATTGTAGTATCCGCCCACTACACTAGCAAAAGCTCCACAAGCTGTAGTATTAAATCCTGACTTAAGTTTGTTAAATGTCTGTGTACCAACAAAAGTATTATCTTGATCTATTTGAGCGAAGTCAGCAGATGTTGTTTGGTAAGAAGAATAAACACCGGACCAAGTGGCACTCGAAGATTGTACTGTAGTATAAGCCCCTGAAGTAGAAGCGTATATAGTTTTAGCAACAAATGAGTTACTTAAGACAGCACCAATATTAGCTACTGTTGCTACTTTTGTACTGGAGCTTTGAACTAATGCAAACTGTTCTGTTCCAGCCAATGGTGTAGTTGCTGCTGGGAGATCACTAATTTTAATACCGGCCATATCATTATTTATGTCAAAGGTAGTTGATTAATAGGAACTTCATTATAATATATTTGTAATAATGAACGCTCCCATAACATTTAGAGAAAAAGACCATACTTATACTCACAATGAGACTGGTGAGAGATTTACATCTGTCACAACGTTACTTGGTAAATATAAAAAACCTTTTGATTCTGATGGTATAGCAACTCGAGTGGCGAAACGAGAGGGTGTCTCGAAAGAGATGATTCTTGAAATGTGGGAAAAGGAAAAAAATAGAGCCTGTGATAGAGGTACAGAGATTCATAAGCTGTTAGAAGATTACATTACGTATGGAGACGAAGTAGATGATTGGGGTTGGTTATATAAAAGCTATGACAAATCACGTGAATGGAATATAGATAAATTCGATACAGTATTGTGTGAGCAGTTAGTATGGAATGAAGATTTTAAAGTATCTGGTCTTGCTGATTTAATATATGAACATAAGGATGGTACGTTCACAGTTGGAGATTTCAAGACTAATAAGCGGTATAGGTTTGGATCGGATTTTGGGGAATGGATGCTTGAGCCTCTAGATCATTTAGCAGTATGTGAGCATTCTACTTATACCATGCAACTATCATTATATGCATATTTATATGAACAGATGACTGGTAAAAAATGTCGCAAGCTAGTTATATATTATTTGAATAAAGATAAATTTGTAGCTTATCATGGTAATTATATGAAAGCTGAAGTAAAAGAGTTGCTTAAACATTTTTTTTATAATGGTTAATTAAAAGTTATTAAATAAATAGCTTTAATAAAACATGAAAAAGACAACTATCATTGGTAAGCTAGAAAAATGCATAGATAAAACCTTAGAGTCATTATATGATGCTCGTGATGTTCTAGAAGAGGTAGAGGATATAGAGCTCGATCAATTAATGAATGAGATTGTTGAAGATCTAGAATGTGATGTAGCTGATAAAGTTGAGCTATTACGAGAGAGAATTGATAAAATTTTTGAATAATATGAGAAAAAAAGTACTAATACTTGGACGAGGTTATGTGGGTAGTTATGTTTTAGCCAATATGGCAAAAAATCCTGCAATTGATATTGATGTTTTTTCAAAGGCAGAGTACGATTACACGGATGAATATTACCTACGTGATCTAATTAAGGAGCATCGTTATGATTATCTTATCAATGCTCAAGGCTTTACTGGTAGACCAAACGTGGATCAAGCAGAAGCTATGAAAGAGGATTGCTGGAAGTATAATGTACAAGTACCTTTAATGTTTAGTAGAGTGTGTAAAGATCTAAATGTTCAACCTATTCATATTACATCTGGTTGTATATTCACTGGTTATGATAAAGCGTGGAGTGAAGCAGACGAACCTAACTTTGGGGTGTTTAACCCTGATGCATCTTTTTACTCTACTAGTAAACATGCATTTGAATCAGTAAACGACTTTGGTATTACTATTCGTATTCGTATGCCGTTTTGTAATATTCTCCATGATAGATCATATTTAACTAAGATTCATAAGTATGATAATCTTATTCAAGCGGTTAATTCTAAGACATATATTCCAGAATTAGTAGACTTTATTGAAACTCTTGTTGAAGATGGTTGTACAGGTACCGATACAATTCACTTCTGTAACCCTGAACCTCTCCCTACATCTGATGTTGTTGATATTATGAGAGGATTTGAATTAGAAAATCTGAACTGGTCATGGGTAGATATTGAAGAGCTTAACCTAGCAGCTGGTCGGTCGAACTGTACGCTTGATACTACTAAAGTAAAAGAAGAATATGGATATACTTTATCAACTGAGAGAGAGGCTCTACAAAAGAGCTTAGCTGCTATCACAGCTGCTTGATTAAATAAGTATGTAGATGAGCTTTAATATTTTCGAGAATACTAATCTTGATTTCGATGTGTCGTTAATCAAGATGTCACGTACCCGAGATGAGACTAAAACTCTTAAAGATGTAATTGAGAGTACTACACCAATTGATCCCGCGGCAGTACTTAGTTTGGATTTACGTGAATCATCTTTGGCGATGGGATTTGCTGGTAGCATTACTATAAATAATAAATTTAAAATATTAGATAATTTAGATATTACTACTAATAGTCCACATGAGGTTTACATAGCAATTAAAATAACAGATCTTGATTTGCAACAGATTGCTGATATACCAGCAGAAGATAAGTGTATTACTTTGATTGGATTTATAAGTAATACATCATCTGGAGCAATCAATATTATCGACACGATAGTTATATTTGAATTTGAAGAAGCTTTTATAGCTGCTTTAAAACAAACACAAACCTTGCGTAATTTTTATGATGAAGACAATATTGATGTTATATCTCTTGCAAATAAATTTAATGCCAGCTACTTTAAATTAAGAGATAAAGATATAATAGTTACAGCCGACTCTGTTACAACTAATATAAAGCATAATATTAAAACTGCTTTTAATAATCATGACGGTAATGACCCTAGCATTTATGATGCAATGCAAGAAATGCTTAAAGAAACAACGGCGGGTGAGGTTGTATACGATAAACCAGGCCGGGTCTCTTTTTTTAGGTTTGTTAATCGTCTTTCTGATTTTGAAGATGATAATAGTGAGGTTATTAGACAATTACAGTTTGGACCATTTCTATCAGATAGACATTTACAATTTGTTAGATCGGTTTTAGAATACAACTTTGATGGTGATTATAGTGATGTATATACAGAAAAATTTACCCTAGGACCTTTAGCCGAAGCCACTGGTGATCCTAACACAAATTTATATAATAACATTGAATCATATAATATTAGCCGTGCCAACACTAGTGAACTAAAAGAGACAATATGGGGAGATTATCGTTTAGATAAAATTATTCCTGGTCAAGATTTAGCCCCCTTTTCTCCCTTTACAAAACATTTTTCACAAATACAACAAGACTTTATTAAAATTAATTTGCCGGATTTACCGGTAGGGTTAAATTTACCTGTGTTTATAGATGGAGAGTTAAAAGATTTTCATATAGACTTTAATGCTACTTCCAGTGATAATGATGTAGACCGTTCTAGAATTCAAAATCAAAACAAAATTGCTAACTTAGTACATAAAAGCTTTTTAACTATAGTAGAGACAATTACATTTAAGGTCAAAGGTAGTGTAATTAGACGCCCAAATACATTTATTTGGATTGAAAACGGTAAAGAAGAGGAACCTTATAAAAAGCTGTGGTATATAAATAGTGTCGAACATGTTTTTGCTAGCGGTAAATATACTACTAAAATAGTTGCAACTAAAATATTTGGAAATGTTACACTAGATGATTTTGGATTTAGTCTCGCGAATCAACCGTTAGGAGGGACTGATCTGCCGCAAGTTCCCCCCGGGTCGGTTTAATAGTTGATTATTTTATATACCTACATTAATATAAACGTATGTATAGCCCTTTAGTTGACTCTCATAAGAGTAATGTATATAAGAAGCTTAAGTCTGTTAAGCCTCATAAGGATGTAGTTGCATTTACAGCAGGTAACTTTGATATCATTCATCCAGGTTATACAGCTACCTTTGAAGAGGCTAAGAGACATTGTGATAAGTTCATTGTCTTCTTGCATGGTGATCCATCCTCTACTCGTAATACAAAGTACAAGCCAGTTGTGCCTTATTATGATCGTTACAAGATGCTCATGTCTATTAAGCATATTGATGAGGTCTATATGTACCAGACAGAAGAAGAACTCTTAGAGCTTATGAAGACATTTAATCTCGATGTTCGTATCTTAGGAGAAGATTATCTTGGTAAGCCCTTCACCGGTGATGACTTAAATCATGAAGTTATTTATACTACGAGATCACATGAGTGGTCTACTACTAAGTTTAAGAATCGTATTGCAGCTATGACTATGATTCAGAATAAGAAGCTACGCGATAGAGTGTTAGCCCTACTTAACGATGAGGATGCATCAGATGATATACTCAAAGGAGACTTTACAGAACTAGAAAAATGAAAGATAAGAGAAATTATGTAGTAACTGGCGCTGCTGGATTTATTGGTTCACATGTTGTAGATGAACTACTTAAACGTGATGATGTGTTTAAGATCTTTGTAATTGATAAGCTCGGTATGGGGTCAGATATGGAAAATATTGCTGATGATAAACATGTTAAGTTTATTTTTGAAGATATTGCTGATGACAGAGCATATGAGAACTTACCACGTATTGATTACATTCTACATCTAGCTGCTGAGTCGCATGTTGATCGCTCTATTACAGATCCTCTTGCATGCATTACAAGTAACGTTATGGGAACAGCAAAGATTCTCGAGCTAGCGCGGGTCGACAACGCGAGACTTGTTCATGTGTCAACTGATGAAGTGTATGGTCACCTTCAGTTAGACGAGCCAGCCTTCACTGAAGACACTAAGCTTGCCCCTCGTAGCCCTTACTCTGCTACCAAGGCAGGTTCAGACTTATTAGTTCAATCATACATTACAACCTTTGGTGTTAATGCTTCTATTACTCGATGCTGTAACAACTATGGACCGAGGCAAGCATGTGAGAAGCTCATACCTACTGTGATTGCTAAGCTACTCAAACAGGAACCGGTTCCAATTTATGGTAATGGTCAGAATATTCGTGAGTGGATTCATGTCACTGATCATGCTAAAGCCATTATTGAAGTACTTCACCATGGTCATAATGATACAGTTTACAATATCCCCGGTAGTATTCACTTAACTAATCTAGAGATGGTTGATGAGATTATTAAGCATGTAATTTTCCACAAGCCAGAGATTAATCCATCAATTGAGTTTGTAGAAGATAGGGCAGGACATGACTTTAAGTACTCTGTTAGTACAAAGCATTCTTTGAGGTCGGTTAGAGATCAGCGAATCTTTGATTTAACTGATACAGTAAAGTATTATCTAAAAAACTAGTTGATTTAAATATAATCGTAGATAAAATATATTATGGGTAAAAAGACATTTCCACGTAAACCCTTTAGATTTGGTAAATTTATTATCGAGTATAAAGAGAATTCAAAGAGCCCTGTCCATTTCTTGAAAGAAGAAATAAACACACAATTAGAAGCAGAGAGTGCAGCTGATCGCTTAAAGGGTGAGGGATACAATAAGGTATTAATTAAGCAAGTTGGTTGATGATAGATGGTAGATATCTAAAGAACATGACTTGCGTACATAGTAAGCATTTTAATAGTGTAGGTCTGCCAGAGGAAGGTACAATTGTAAACATATATTATAAATATGACCAAGAATATAATCAATTGCTAATTGACGACTATTCAATACAGTTAGTAGTTGATGGAATAATTGGTTGTAATGTTGCTAATAAAAATAATCTTATATCAGACTATGTTTACGAATTTTTTTTTAAGACAACTTATATGGAATTACTTAAATACGTTTTAACACAAATAAAATAAATAATGGAAGCAAATATTAATAACTTTTTATTTAAGCTAGATAAAAATAACAATACTATTGAAGTATACTTTGGCTCAGAAGTTGAAAGGCCTTATGGCTTTATCAGAGTTAAGCCAAATATTACCGAGAAAGAGTTTCATTTCGAAATATCTGATTGGTTTATGAATAATGCAAATGTATAATTGCATTTTAATGTTAAGTATATAAAATAGATTTATGAAACTAACCTTGTCTATTATTGTACTGGTAGCAGTATTTATTACCGTCCCGTTTATATTTAATAAGGAGCCAGTTTTTACTGGTACAGAATATGATGGAGAATCTCTCACTGCTAATTTATTTGCGAACCCAGTTACATTCACTGATAAAGCTGGTAAGTTAGTGGATGGTTATGCAGTAAGATATTATCCGGGAACTGATCAGTTATATTCAAAAGCCAGTTTCGAAAATGGCGTTATGCATGGACCATTTATTTCTTTTTGGGACAATGGTCAAATGCAGATGACTATGGTTTGGGATAAAGGTACTCATTACAAAAAAATGCGCACATGGGATCGAGATGGAAAGCGATTGAAAGGTTCCGGAGATGAGCAAATTATACAAATCAGAAATATGGATAAAGACTTAGGAGCTCAAATGGACGAATTAGAAAGACTTAAATTAGAATTTGTTCAATAAGGAACTCTGGTATAATGAGAGTATGAAGATAGTATATTGTGCTTGTGGAAGTCTTGTAAGGCCTGCTCGGGTTGAGGCTGGCTTTGATAATTGTGTGAGATGTGCTCATGAGAATCCAGTGGAGCCTCCTAAAGGTCGTATGGTATATGATGGTAAGGTTGGTGCTCAGATTGAGATAATGTCTGCTGAAACCTGGCGAGAAAATAAAGGATACTTTATTCCTAAAGGAGGCCGGAGTTGTGTTAAAAACTTTAGTAAAAATGTTTGTGCTTAAGGAACTATATTATAATTAGGTATGGCAGCAAGAAAAGATAAAGAAGGCCGTCGATTGAAGACTGGTCATTATACTAAGGATGCATTTTTCTTTATTCAAGATCTTCATGGTACTCTACTCACTCATAATGTAAGCGCTTTCTCTCAAAGCGATGCTCGATATGCACAGCGGCTACTTGAGGAAATGGATGAGATGAGACCAGCTCTTCAAGCTTTAGCTAATAACTTAGAAGCTAATATGCCTGATGAATTTATTACCAATTGGAAGGATCTTTAAGGAACTCTGATATAATAATATTATGAACCCAACAAGAGAAGATCTAATTGAGCTTGGCTATCTTAAACCTGGTGATACTTACTGTAAGATTCCTAAACGTTTACGTAAAGTTTTTCTTACCGAAAGTGATCTAGAGTATGCGGATCGTCACGGACTTACTCGTCAAGAGATGAGAGACTTTAAAGAAGAGATGATGATTGAGGATGAGATTATTCGCGATCACCGCATACTAGCTGCTCAAGAAAAGAAAGATCATTTCAACTCACCACAAGCTCATTATTTTGCATGGTAATTAAGTCTTTCAATATTGAAACTGGGAAACGGTACGGTGATTGTGCACCTAGATTTAATAAATCGTGGCAGCTTCACCAAGATGGTGATGTTTATATTTTAAAAGTTGATGGTGAGCCAGAAGAAATTCTTGAATTAACTGAAAGATCGTTGTATTATTTTAGTACGAAGAAAGGTAAGAAGGTGATGCAGTTACTCGAAAGCCAGCAGTTCAGAGACTGGCAATACACTCAATGGCATTCTGGGGATGTATGGGAATATGCTCCTTATTTAACTAAGTTGGAACGAGATATGTTAACATATGGAAACGCTCAATGGAGCTTACTAGATAATTTAGATTAAAATGAGTACAAAATGGCATGGTGGGAAAGGTGATAAGTCGAGAACCACAAATTATAACAAGTATGCAGATAATTATAACAATATCTTTGGTACTAGAGCAAGAGCTACTAACGACATATGGGGAGAACCTGGTCGTGTAGATATTATTGAAGGAGATACAATTTTGTATAGGGAAACCAAGGATCACTTTATTAATGTAGTTGTAATTGCAGAAGCTCCTGGTAAGTATGGTGAAGCAGGAGGTAATGCAGGTAGTCCCTTTGATATAACTCAAGATATATTTGAAGAGAAATATAAACCTTATTTAAAAATTCTTTAATGTAATCTAATTATGGAAATGATAGCTATAGGATTTGCCTTTGCACTTATATTAGTTGCAGCACTACCATATATATTATGGAAGATTATATATGTACTTCCTAATTTATTATGGACATGTTCTAAAGTAGCAACGTTTGTAATTGTATTTGGAGCTATTGTTTTTTGTATTAGTAAGCTTAGCTTAATAGAAACATAATAATAAATGAACAAAAATAAAACAACAAATGCATCATTAGGGCGCGATTATTTCTTAAACGCATTGCCGGATGATATAGATAAACAACAAGTAACCCGCTCAGATGTAACTGTAAGCGAAGCTACACTCAAAGAACTTGAAGACCTCGGATTAATTAACCAACCTAAATAGAAAATGTATAAACATATTAAAGATATGCTCCAAAGTGGGCAAGTAATACACGTAGAGTTCACTAAAAAGAATGGTGATACCCGTAAGATGAACTGCACAACAAATCTTGATTTAATTCCAGAGAGTGCGCACCCATCTGAGGATCGAATGAATTACGTAAATGACGATGTAGTTAGAGCATATGATATTGATGTTCAAGGTTGGCGCGCCTTTAGAGTAGATTCAGTAAATGTTCTAGAGTCAAAGGAACTCTGATATAATTAGGTATGCAAAAGAAAGAAGAAATTCCAGAAGAGGTTATCAACTACTGCATTGATAATAAAGTAAGTATTGTAGAAGGTCTCCAAGTAATTGCTGAGAGTAAAATCCAAAGCTTAGAAGAGGATATAGCTGCTCTTAAAAAAGATGCACTTAATGCATCAAGCGCGCTTGATGATATTTTCTCAGTAAAGAAGCTTAGCAAAGATGATATGGATGATGTTGAGACGTTCCTCGATTTTTTAGATAAAAACGTTACAGACTAATGATTAATTTAATTAAGAAACTATTTAAGAAAAAAACTGAACCTAAGTTTGTAAAATGTCTTAACAACCAAACATGGCTTGAAAGACAGGTTGATGATGCGCTCTATAAAAGAGATCTGTTGAATCATCCTTCTGGCAATAATCTGCCTAGCCAAGTAAAAGAAGCTGGCTTTATTTTAAATCCATCCGATAATTGGTATGATAAATATTATGACAATGAATAAAAAAATGACGGCGATTGTAATTGCCGCACTAACAATCACTGCTAACGCAAGTGACCACCACGATGAGAAAAAAGGACCAAAAGCTAAACCTGCAAAGGTCGATGGCAAGCGTAAGCTTCCTCCTCATATGGCTAAGTTCGATAAGAATAAAGATGGTAAACTTTGTGATGCAGAGAAAGCGACAGCCAAAGCGGCTTGGGTCAAGCGATTCGATAAGGATGGTAATGGCAAAGTTGAGGGTAAGGAGCTAGCTGCAGCTAAGAAAGCTATGGCAGAGCGTCGTAAGAATGCTCAAAAAAATAAAGGCAAAGGCAAGAAAAAGCCAGCGCCAAAAGGTGGTAAAAAGCCTGCTCCTAAGAAAGGTAAGTAAATGAACAAGGACCTGAGTATGTCTGAAAACTACTCTTTTTTTAATATAGTGAAAGAGTTTGTTCAAATCCACATAATAGCAAAAGATAGAGGTTTTAAATATGAAAAGATACCCAATACTCCGGATTTTAATGATGAGAGTACTGCTCTAAAATATTGGGAATCTAATAAACGTATTATTTTAGATGCTAATTTCTATAATGATACACTTGTTATTATTAGAAAAGAAGTTCATAACGTATGCACGACAAAATTAAATTAGATAAGCAAGATAGGGTTATCTATACTAAAACTGTTGAAGAAGGATTTATTTGCGAGCATTGGTATGAATATACTGATACTGGGGAACAAGTTCTTGTAAAGGTATTTGAAGAATCAACACTAACCGATTATATTGAGCATATTTAAAATAAATATTTGAGAATAAGTTCCTCTTCAGTAAGAATTTGTTCACCTTCATCTTCTTGTACTGTATCAAAACCTTCTTCATACTCCTCGTAGTAAGAATAAATATCATCTTCATCTGCCTCATAGCTAAAAGATGATGACCCTTTAGATGTTTGTATAACCTCATACTTATCTTTAATCCCTGCAACGATTAACTGTTTAAGTAATTTTGGACCAGTTTCTTTTCCGGCCCGGGCCATAAAATCTTTAACTTGATTACTAGTAAATTTACCTTTAAGTGTTAAAATAGGATCATCGTAAAGGCCCCAAACATGTATAGCCAGATATTGTCTAGTAATATCTGCACAATCCCTTATAACATAATATGCAGATTTCTTTTTTACTTCTACACCAGTATCAGGTTTTTTATGAGCTCTTTCTGCAGGTCCGTAAAGTTTAGATATTTGCTCTTTGCTATTGTCCAAGATTACTTCTTCAAACATACATATATTTAGTCTCTACGTATAAATATATGTATATCCTTAAGGAACTTCGATATAATTAGTTAATGATATTATTAGACCCGTCTCCTGGCATCAAAAAGCATACTAAGATTGACTTTGATCTTCTTAGTCAGTTGCTTACTACATTACTAGAATCTAATCATAAGCGGGATATTAATATTGTGGCAAAGGTTCATAAGAGTAAAATTGCAGGTACATCCCTATGTACTCATATAGATGGTTGTAGATTTCTTATTAACTTAGATGTTTCAAATGTCAAGAGACGTTACATATTTGGGTCTATTCTTCATGAGTTACGCCATTGTGTACAGAAGAATCTATTTGGCTATTGGCCTGATACTCACGCTATGAAGACTTGGAAAGATTACTGGTATTCAAAGGAAGAAATAGATGCTCGTAAGATGGAGAAGCTTACAACACATATGATTAAAGCATATGAATCGATGGTTAATATGAGTCTTCAGTTTAAGAAATATAATCTAAACAAGATTGGATAAGGAACCTCATTATAATAAGAGTATGAAACAGGAAGATAGACAATTTTTCGAAAATGTAGTTTTTGGATGCGTAGTTATTCTTATACTAGTGTTAGTAGGAGTATCAATTTTACCAAAATAAAAAATGTCAGAACCAGCAGAATCAAAAAGCAATAAGCACTTTCGTATTTCGTTAGTTAAATCGATTTTACGAATAGGCGGTTGTATCGTAGCATTAACCCCGATAGGTATTAGCGAATCAATCATAGCCTTATCTGTATCATTCCTCTCAGCTGAGATCTTAGGAATTTTTGAGGAACTCTAATATAATATAAATATGAATAATACTATTAAGATACTTAGCAGCAGTGACTTCGAAGTAATAAACAATGCCCCCTCTATGGAGGTTCTAGAATCAGGAAAACCTAAATTTAGTAAAAATGACAAAGCAGCAAAAAAGTTATTCAAAGATGTTCAGTTAGCTTATGATGATCTTGTTTTAGCTAAGATGGAAGCTGCTCCTGCATTTGGTGTATCTACTCCTGATGCAATCCAAAAGGCTGACGTAGCCTACGAGCACTATGATGAATTAGTAGATATTGTGGTTAAAGCTACCGGAGGTAATGCCCCAGCATATTATACTGACCCACAAACTGTTGACTTATTTGAGATTGGAGGAACCAATTGTCGTGAAATGACGTACAATGAAATGGCTGAACTTGAAGGCTCTATAGCGTTTGGAAATTAAATTCTTATGAAACCAAGTATATTACTCCCACTAATAATTATTACGATTGTGTTAATCTTAACCGGATGCGCATGAAGTACATGCTAGACTCCCAGTTGGGATAAGGAACTCCGATATAATTAAGGTATGAAAAGAGACAAGTACTTAGTAATCGTAAGTTTTAAAGGACGTGTTGAGCGGATTGTTGTAGAAGCTACTTCCAGGCCAGATGCTGAAAATGTTGTTTATGAGAAGAAAAAGCATTTGTTTGATCATGATGTAGTTCATGGTGCTAATACAATTAGTATTATGTCCTCTCGTAGAATGTCCTAATCGCTTGATATTTTAAAGACCTTAACTATAATATTATTAAGATTGACCCGGGGTGAAGTTGGTTTTGACGTAATAAATTACGGATGAGGGTTCAAGTCCCTCCACCTCCATTAATAAATATATATATGGCATTTGAACATATCCGTTTAGACGAGTTAGGTAGGATTATTTATAAATTCGTAAGATTTGTTGGTTATACTGAAGAGTGGTGGTTTTCATATGATAGTCAGAGCAACAAAACGACTGATAAATATATAAAAGAGCAGAAGCCATATTAAGGTGAAAAAAATTATAAAGGCTCTTAAAAATAAAGCTAAGCGCAAATTAGGTTGTCAAGAGGAAGTTGATAACTTTAGGCAGCTTGTAATAGATTTACATCTGAAGATAACTAGATTAGAAAAAGAAAATCGTAGGTTGAAGAAGACGATTAAAAATCTCTCAGAAACTTAAGGAACCTCATTATAATAAAGATATGAAAAAAGATATTTACAGAGTTCAAAAAAGTTCTAGTTATTCTCTGTATACAAAAAATGGTTCTAATCATAGAATACATGGACCAGCGTTGACAATTGGTAAAGATCAATATTTTTACATTAAAGGTAAGCGCTTGACTCTTTCTGGTCATGAGGATTATGTTAGATCTTATCTTATTCATGAACAATGTTACAATGTAGAGGAGGAATGCTTTGTAAAAGCTTTTAAATCTCCTGATGGTATATTTATACACAATCAAGAATTAGTTAACAATGCCAGCTGAAGCACCTCATTGGTACATAGAGATAATACATTTAGATGAAAAATTAATCTCTGAAAGTAAACACTTAGAAGGTCCTTTTATAAATCAATCTGATGCTGAACATCGTAAAGAAACTATTCTTACTAAACATGATGATATACGATCACAATTAACAATTAATCTTATAATGTTGTAATATTATGCTAAAATATAAAAAGACGAGCAAAATTAGCTGGGTAGATAAATCAGACCGCATTGCAGAGATAGCCAATCTAGCGGAGTTAATTAAAGATGGTGACGAAGAGCATCTAGAGCATTACAATGACTTAGTACATAGTTATGCTAAAGATACTAACATGCAAGCTTCGGCCTCTGAGACTGATCCAATTGCTTGGGATTTATTTTGTGAGTTAGCTGGTGGTGATCCCGGTAAGATTGTTTATGCAGGTGGTAGGAGAGGTTTAAACTATCTAGAAATGGTTAAGTTTAATCGAGGCTATTGGCGATAACTAATTTAAAATAATTAAAATGGACCCTATCCCCACTATTACTCTAGCTGTTGTAATTATTGAGCTTGTTATATTGGTATTCCTCTTTAGGTCTAATAAATAATTACATGAAGACCTTACTTATACTATTAGCCTGTTGCTTAATTAGTTGCGAAGGAGGATATAGCTCATATACATACCAATCCGTTCCATCAACTACTATACGTACTTATAGAAGCTACACACCTGCTTATTACTACACCCCAAGGAGAGTAATTTACTCTCCACCAGTAGTAAGATATCAATATAGAACACCTCGATATCACAGTGTTGCAACAAGAAGTTATAGAAGAAAATGTCCGTAAAGGTGAAGTTTGTAGTTACAGGAGAAGACAACCAAGTTATTGTTTCCTTTGATAACAAACATGATGCAATAGATTATGCGTTTGAGTATTTTAGGTCAATTCATGACGATCGTAGCTTAAACCAGGTAAATGTTAAAGATATTGATGATAATTTATTTTTTACCAACTTTCGCACACCTACAACTCATTATTAGAATTGTATAATATCATAAGGAACTCCGATATAATTAGGTATGCCCGATAAAGAAGAGATTAAAGAGATAGTCGAAGAAATGATTGAAAAGGCAGAGAAAGAGAAGCGTGAGCTTGATCTTGCTTACCGTGAGATGGAGTTTGATGGACAAGGACTTTAGGAACTTAATTATAATAAGAATATGAAAGAGAGAGTTGAGAGATTAGTTGAGTCTGGTGAGCATGTATTTCTAGATATCCGACCTAGGCGTGACAGTAAGATGTGGTCAGAAGAAGGAGTCATCAAGAGGCTCGATGCTAATGGTTGGTTTCAGGTTGAGTTTATGGGATCTACTAATGGCTGGCATGTCAATCAGATCGTAAACATCAATACGGATTAAAATTTTTCACCTAATGATGGTGCGTCAAGTGAGTATAAACACGGTTAAGCGAATAGGGTAAGACGTTAAATAATGAACTATCGTGGGAGTAAGGGCGCCCTCAGAGAAAGACCCTAAGCTTTAAGGAACTACATTATAATATAGAAACAAAATATGGCCCGGTCATCTAACTGGGAAGAACCACCCGGTAGCAATGCTAGCAAGGCTACAACAAGGCGACGGCTAAGTATGGGAGGTAATGCAGGTTCAATACCTGCTCGGGCCTGCTCCTAGCAATTAACGAGGCGTCAAAATCTTCACGCCTACAACCCGAGAGGGAGAGGCTAGGTGGGAGTAAAGAACTACAATATAATAAGGTATGAAAGAGATTAAGTATGTTGTTGTAGCTTATACTAAGACAAAGACTAATGTACTCAAAGCTCTTAACCTCTGCATTCATGAAGTAAAGGATGAAGTACAGAATGTATGGGTAGAGAAGGTAGTACCAGTCAATAGAGAGCGTAAGAATGAGATGGTTAATGGATGGACGCCTGGGACAGAAGAGTTTAATAGTGCATGGCGTGATACAGACCCAAGTGACAGACCGATTAAATGTATTGTACATACAGTAAAAAGAACTCTCATATAATAATAGTATGAACGATACCGTTGGAAAAAACTATATTGCTGTTAAGGGAAGAGATACTCTTAGAAAGATTGTTGTTGTATCGCCTCGTGTAGTGCTTACTGAATGTGAGTACAAAGAGTTAGGATGGCGATATGAGCTCTGGCCAACAGAGCCAACTGAGACCTGGCTTAACTTTAGCTATTCTGATGAGCGGTTGAAGGATGTTAATAGTAAGATGCTCTTGATGTCTAACCTTCTACGAGTTC